CAACCTGACCATCGAAGGGTCTGGTAGTAAAGATACTTGTGTTACCACCACTATTATAAGTGTGGAGTAGAGTAGAGACACCTACATATGTGGTGAATGATGTTCCAGCACCAGCAATTACACTATTGACCTGGAAGATTCTACCGAAGTTATCGGGGAAGGTAGCCAGATTGGCTTGACCGATATTGACGGTGAGAGTATCACCACTCTGAAGTTCAACACCAACAAACTCGTTAGAGAATGGATCGTTGAAGCGAGGATAACTCTTCTGTCTGGTATTATTATCTCTGGAACAAGTAAATGTCAGGGAGTCATCTACAAAGTTCAGGATACTGTTAGCACCCAAGACACCACCGGCGGTTCCAGATACGAATGTGTGGGTATAGTCACCAGTAGTGGTAGAACCAATATTCATAGTGAATGTGGTTGCATTCGTTACAATTACTTGGATCCACTTATTGAAGATTGGATCAGTAGATCTAGGATAAGCATGGTTGGTAGCATTTGAGTCCTGATCACAAGTAAAGGTCAATGCTCCCTGTTGGATCTTGACCAGATCACCGGTTCCTAGACCGTGTGGTGCAGTGGTTACAACAGTCAGTTCTCCAGTTGAGGGGATATATTGAGTACCAGCACCAGCAGTCAGAGCAGTTGCAGCAGTCAGAGCGGAGGTTGATGTTCCAGCATCGACAACCAATACACCAGTTCCATCATCATAAGTGGTTCCAGATACAGCGGAGAATGCAGTTGATTTAAACAATCTTTGGATAATACCGTTAGCAACACCACTTACAAAAGTATGTGCTGAAGTATCAGAAGACTTGCCAACATTGACTGTGGCTGTCTGGGCGGTGATGGCCTCCACACCCAACATTGCACCACTTGCGGGGTCAGTAAATCTTGGATATGCATGGTTGGTACTGTTACCATCAGTTGCACAGGTGAAGGTTACAGCACCATCAACCATACTGATTGTACTTTGAGCAACCTTAACGCCGTTAGCAGTCGAACTGACCCAGGTGTGAGCAGAGATGTCACTTGATACCCCTACATCCATCTGGAAGGTAGTTGCATTTACTACAGTTACCTGCTTCCAAACATTGAAAATTGGATCAGTTGCTCTAGGATAGTTATGTTGAGTGGTGTTTCCATCAGTTGCACAAGTAAATGTAAAGCTGTCAGGTGCAAACTTAACAAATTCGCCAGTTCCCATACCATGAGAGGCAGTGGTGACAACAGTTAGAACACCAGTTACAGGATCGTATGTTGTTCCAGTTCCAGCTGTGAATTCATTCTGAGCCAGAAGACCATGACCAACACCCAAGGTGAGAACCAACAGACCAGTTGCGGGATCGTATGTGGTACCAGCCTGTGCTTGATATCTTGATCCGGTTCCAGTAGAAGTAACACCAATAACGGTACCAGATACAAAGGTGGAGGTATCAGGAGGACAGGTGAAACCAAGTCCAGCTAGGTTGATACTCATTCCAACCTCAAAGTCATTAGCCTTGTAGGTAGTAATGGTGGTAAGTCCAGTTACCTGGTCATACTCTGCGTTCTCAATCGAAAGTGTTTCGGTACTAATATCAATTGGGAATGAATTGGCGTTAGCTGATGTAAATTGTGTAACCGTTCCGATGAAGTTTGTGGGACCGATACCATCAGCAACCAGACCCAATCTACCGAAGGAAGAGTTGGAGTTAGTCAGGTCACACTGACCACCAGTTTGACAGATAATACTCTGGTCGTTATAGATGGTGAAGATAGAAACTAACTGAGCATAACCCTCGTTAGAGATAGAAACACCGATACCACCTTGGTTCAGTTGAGTGTAACTATCAACATTCATTGCTCTTGTAGGACCAATGACATCATCACCGTCAATCTTCATACCAATACTGTTGGAGATGAAGTTAGTACAGTTTCTAATGTATGGACCCTGTGTGACAAAGGAAGGTTGATTAGGATTGAAGGAGATGATTGCTTTACCTTCGTTCAGTGTCCCGGTAAAGGACATGTTCTCAACATAGCTTCCGTTAGCTACATAGATGAGGTCAGCATTCTTGTTCTGTGGTACAATCGATACCTCTCTTAAACTATCACCAAGGATTGTGACCTGTTCGGGAAGGATAATTGGGTTGTTCTCTACATAAGTACCAGCAGAGACATTAACAACCGTGCTTGGTGTCGCTACAGTTAGAGCAGAACCAACAGTTCTCTTGGCTGTTGATACCAGATAACCATCGTTCTCGTCATTACCATCAGGTGTAACATACAGTTGATTGGTAACAGATACCAGACCAACAACACCAGTCAGGTTAGAACCATCACCATAGAAGGCGGTGGCACTGACGATACCAACATCTCCATACATTGTAATGGCTGCACCAACAGATGCAATACCAGAGACATACAGACTGTTAGTTACAGTTAGGAAACCAACCGTGGATGCTCCGGAGACATTCAGTGTTGTTGCTGTAACACCAGTTCCAGTTACAACCAGACCACTACCAACACCAACATAACCAGTCAGTGTGGATACTCCAGTTACATCAAGGAATTGTGTTGTTGTACCACCAGTTACATTCAGATTGGCTGAAGTAACAATACCAGCGAAGATTGCGTTACCGTCAGAGGTAATCGTAGCACCGATACTAGATGTAGTACCACCACCGGAGGTTGGATATACAATAGTACCTGAAGATTGGGGTACATTTCTACCTCCTCCAACCTCTGTGCTTGTGGTCACACTGGCTTGAGCGGTAACAGAACCAAGGGCTTGGTTATTGGTTACATTACCCTCAGTGAAGTCTGAACCGATATCAACAAAAACAACCCACTCATTATCTTCTTCACTGAAGATAACAATTCTTCCGTTATTCTGGGGACCTGAAGTAGCTACATAATAGTAGTAGTTTGAATCTTCCTTAAATTGTGCATTACCTGATGCAACGGTTCCTGTGTCGAGGACAAATCCCGTAGTTTGAGCTGCATAAGTAATGTCAAAACCAGCACCTGCTCCACTCAGTGTTACTTCCGTATAATCAGTAGAACCAGGAGTGGATGTATCACTACCGACCAGTAATGTACCGGTTGTGGTAACACCAATAACTTCTAAAGATTGAGTAGTGGTTACACCAGTGACACCAAGTGTCTGAGCTGTTGTAACACCAGTTAGATTGGTATTGTTAAAGTTACCATCGTTAATAGTAACGGAACCAAGGTTAATGTTACCCTGGAAGGTCGATACTCCAGTAACAAGAAGACTACCGATACCAGCGTTACCGGCAACTGTAAGGTCTTTGGTAAGTTCTACATTATCGTAAGCAGTCAGGATACCAACAGTGGTAATACCTGTTACTCCAAGAGTATTGACTGTAGCTACACCAGTTACCTCAAGGAACTGTGAGGTGGTAACACCAGTAACACCGAGGGTTGCAACTGTAGCAACACCAGTGACATCTAAGAATTGTGTGGTTGTGATACCACTGACACCCAACTGACCAGTTACGGTCGTCATTCCTGACAGTTGAGTTTGATTAGTAACCGTGAGGTTGTTAGGGATGGTTACATTAGTATCCAGTCCGACATTGACCGTGGTACCAGATGAAGTGATATAAACCTGATTGGTATCACCACGAAGGTCAAGTGTCTGGGTGTCAAGATCAACAGTGAAGGTACCATTATCAGAAGTACCATCAAGGTCTTGAGCATCTACCTGACTATCGACATAGGCCTTGATTGATTGTTGTGTCGCCAGAGCATCAACTCTGTTTGACACCATAGTATCTTCATCAAGGATGGCGGTAACACCAACACCAGGACCAGTTGATAGGGTCAGGTTAGGAATGGTAGCAGCAGTACCAACATTCAGGATATTGGTGGTGGTGATACCGGTGACTTCTAAAAGTTTGGCTGTGGTAATACCAAGGGTGGTAACACCGATAACTTCCAATGAAGTTGCGGAGGAGATGTAACCACTCTGAAGGTTGGTAGCAATACCAGCAAATTGTGCCCTACGAACATCCAGTGATGCCTTAGGATCGATAAAGGTAGGAGCAAGTGACCCCTGACCCAAGATAACATATCCAGTTGTTACAGGACCAAAGAATGAGGTCTCATCAATATTACTCTGATATGGAATTCTACCAGCAGAACCACCAAAAAGGTTGGTAGAAATACCAGCACTATCAGCGTAAGATACATTGATAGCTGCCAGAGAAGTCCAGATAGGAGTTCCTGTACCTTGAGATTGTAGAATTTCACCAGCGTTACCTACACCCGTGAAAGCAGTGTCATCGGCACCAGCCTGGTACAGAACAGCACCAGCAGTTCCACCCTGAACATCGGTTGCCAGACCAGCAGTATTGGCTAGGAATGCATTCTGTACATTATTTGCACTGATGGTAACTCTACCCTGACCACCAGCGGGAGAGAGGGTGATAGCATCACCAGCAACGATTGAAGTTACAACACCAGTAAGATTAACACCATCACCGAAGTAAGTTGCTCCGGTTACAATACCAGCGGTTGTAAGACCAGTTAATGTAGTATTAAAAATTTGTGCGCTGTTAGTAACAGTAAGCGCTTTAGATGTAACCGCACCACCAACGAATACATCGTTAGTAACCCCAATTCCAAGGGCGGTTAGAATTCCTGTTACTGTAAAATCGCCGGATACGGTTGACGGACCTACGATAATAGGGCCAGTGTTATTAAACCTATTGGCAATCTTGTCGGCCCTAAGTAATGACATTACCTATAATGCTTCTTCCGTTAGTTGTATTTATAATATGGTGTGGATAAATATTTTCAGATAATTAGTATTTAACACGATGAAGGACGGTGAGTTTTGTCCGCTTATCCAGAAGAAGTGCGTAAAACATAAATGTGCATGGTACACACAAATCAGAGGGACTAATCCAAATACCGGACAAGAGGTAGATCAGTGGGATTGTGCTGTCTCATGGATGCCAATGATGGCAGTAGAAATTGCTCAGAAGTCAAATCAAACTGGTGCAGCTGTAGAAAGTTTTAGAAATGAAGTTGTAAGAGCAAATCAATATAATCAACAGATGTATATCGCAGGATTAGAACAAGGTGCGCCTCAACAGCTTACACCTCATAATCCTATTGATACCCTACCTCCTAGTCCTTAGAACAGATAATGACATCAATATATTGAACACTGAAGTCCATTGATGCCCCTGATGTGCCTTCGTTATTGACAGTAATTGTGTGATTATGATTTGCTGAGTTACTACCAGTGTTTCCACTTAGTTCGTGTGCGTGATTAGCACTATCGGCGTTGACATTTACTCCGTGACTGTGATTACTTCCACCAGTGTTTACAGAAACTCCTGTACCCTGACCACCAGTATTGACTGTTTGGAATTGTTTTCCTCTTGCAATATTACTCCTGTTTCCATATTCTACACTACCAGATGCTCTTTGATAGGAGTGAGAGTGACCGGGGTCATTAACTTGGTGAGCATGATTACCACCACCATTTGTACTTCCACTATGGGAGTGATTTGCAGCAGCATTTACTGTATCACCACTCAAGCCATGGTTATGATTAGCGCTCTGGTTTCCAGAATTGGCTGAGTGATTATGTTGTGGTAGAACAACAGATCTGTTAGTGAATGCATTGGTGAATGTCAGACTTCCACCAGTTCCTCCTCCAGCACCACTGACAACTCTCAATGATTTGTTGTTTTGAGTAGTAATTTTTGTCCAATTAGTAGGAGCAGCTGCTTGCCAGAACAACATTCTGGATCCGGCAGGGACCACCTGGATAGCTGCATCATAAGCAGCCTTAACTGCAGATGGTGTTGCAGCTTGAGTTGTAGATGTACTAGTAATGGATGTATTCAGTTGAACCACACCCTGAGCAGTTGTAGATGCATCAGGTAATCTATCAGCATTAATTACACCAGTAGCAACATTACCACCGTCTAGATTAGTGACCTGAGAACCATTACCTACAAAGTTAGATACGGTCAGAGTTTGTGTTCCAGGATTATACTTTAAGGAGTTTGCTCCATTAGTGGAGTCAATAAACATCCTTTGATAACCAGTGGCACCAGCATTAGAGAAGATTACTTGATACTCAGTACTGTCATTTTTACCATCAACATTGATATCATCAGCCTGATCAGCTGTACCTGTCAGATCTCCAGTAAAGTTGGTTGATGTAACTTCAGTTAGACTGGAAAGTGTATTGGTAGATGGATTATATCTAAATTCACCAGTGTTAGAATCAATATAAGGTCTTGTATAACCATCATCTTGATTGTCCGTAAACAACACTTGATAACCTACATCATCATTCTTTTGATCAACATTGATGAAGTCTGCATTAGTTGCAGTACCAGCCAGACCAGCGGTTACAGTGGTTGCATTAATGTTAGTACATTCAAGAGTATTAGAACCAGGGTTATATAAGAATCTCTTCCCATCGGCGTCAATCCGTTGTCTCTCATAACCACCCTCTCCATCACCACTAAAGGTAACCTGGAATTGTCCATTAGCATTTGTTTTATCGATATTGATATTGTCAGCACCAGTGGCAATACCAGAGAGATTACCAACAACTCTATTAACTGTGAGAATATTGGTAGATGGATTATAACTTAATTGACCGTTATCAAGGTCAACATACATTCTTTGATAGTTCTGACCAATATCGAGAGCATCAGAGAAGGTTAACTGATAATCAATATTACTGTTTGCCTCATCAATTCTAATTCTATCAGTACCGGTAGATACGCCAATCAGTGCGGTCTGATCTTGTCTGACTGTCAGAATACCAGCACTAACACTAAAGTTCTGTGGTCCCTTCAGGTTATTGATTGTACCAATACCAGAGACATAGATGTTCTCGAAGTCTCCCTGAGCTTGAGTACCGTCAAGGTAATTAGTTACTGAAAGAACCCCAACGATCAAACTCTTACCATCATTAGTGATGGAGATTGTTCCACCCATACCAGCGGTATTGGATGATTGGTAGTAAAGTTTGTTAGGTGCGTTAAATGGAACCTTGAAGGTTACAATACCTACCTGAACACCATTATTGACAACACCATCGTTAAACTGATTGTTCAGATCAGCTGTAGGTTGTGTCTTAATGTAGAATGGAAAGCCACCACTATCTACATCAAATTGATAGGTTTGTCCTCTTACAAGGTAAATCTCTGGATCATCCGCATTCTGTGTGAAACCAATACCAGGAGGATCACCAGCTGTTAAGAACCTAAATGTGTTACTACCAAATTCTTGAACTCTAAACAGTGAATAAATTTCAGCATTATTTGCAACAAGATTCTTCTCTACTGTGACATTGGTAAATCCAACGGTACCACCAGCAGAGATCTGACCAGACAGTGACTGACCACTGATGTTACCAGTTACAGTCAGGTCACCTCTAATGAACTGAGCAGTATCACCAATAGATACAGGTCCAATAACTTCCAAGGTATATCTTGGATTTGCACTATTGATACCTACACCAGCACCTAGAATGTCTGTCGCTCTGTACTGAGTGCGGAGAACCGTTCCACCAAGTCCTACATCAATACCATCTACAGCTGTGGTAACTCCAGATACTACTAATCTTTGTGCTGTGACTGTGGTCCCTACAGCCAAGTTTGAACTTACCTCTGCGTCACCAATTACAACTAGCTTTCTGTCGGCATTAGTAGTCCCGAGACCAACTCTGTCGGTATCGGGATCAGCAAAGATTAAATTTTCATTGACTTGTAAGCCACTCTTGATGACAAAATCCTTATCAATTGCCATTTATCTACCAGGTCAGTTTATGTTATTTTTATTTATCAACTGCTGATGGTTCCGAATGTCTTCCATTCGTTGTTGGTAGTATAGACCCATCCGACCGATCCGCCGTTAATTGGGTTGGCATTGTAGACAATATCACCAGGAGTGCCAGCCTCTGTAGGAGTAGAGATACCGACCGTGATCTTTCTTGATACTTGAGCATTACCTTGAATAAAGAGACTGTTTGCTTCAACGCCCTCAGGTGAGGTACTTACAACCTTACGAGTAAATTGTACTGGACCATTGAACTCGGAGAGGATATCACCCTTCTCACCACCGTCAACCTTCATACTTCTTTCAACCTGCACGATTGAACTGTCAACGAAGTTAAAGTCTCCACCATCATCAGAAGAACCAGTGGTGTAAGGATCTTCACCCTGAACTGTCTGTACTGGAGTGTCAAAAACTTGTTCCTTACCAGTGGTAGATGCAACTCTCTTGTTACCAATGTAGAAGTCACCTCTATCATTCATACCTGTGTAATTGACAACACCACCGGCCATTCTCTGAGCCTGATTGTTAATTTGTTCGGCAAGAGTGAGTTCTTTAGTCTGTTTGATGGGAAGTGCGGTAGAATAGTTACCGGGTCCATATCCAACATATTCAAAGGTGTGACCTGATGCTCTGATGATTGAGTTCCTTCTGAACTCCATGGGATAGAATTTAATTCTAGTGACTGTAGTTCCTGAAAGGTGTGTATTTGCGATGGTACCATAGGAACCTCTGAATACCTGAACCTGTGTGGTTCCAGCAACACGACTAACCGTAGTCTTGATTCTCATGATTTCATCATTGACTTGGATATAATCTCCGATCAGGAAATTATAGTCAGTCATATTAGAAATATTAATGTTTTGCGTTGTTTTACTGGTAACAGCCGCAGAAAGTGTGGTAGAAATACCAGCATAGATGGGTGTTTCTCTACCATGTAGTCTTCCATTACCTACAATGGACTCACCAGCATTACTAAACAGACCCCCGTCAAAGATTCGGATATTACCAGTGATAGGTTCAGCAAAGGTACTGATACCTACATTCAGAACAACAGTTGTAAGACCGACCTTATCGATACAAGCAAATGACCTGTTATAGAAGGTTGCACCAGCACCAGTTACAACAACATTGTTATTAACTCTAAACTGGTTAGCATAGGTAGTTGTAACAGTTGCAATACCTACATCCTTATTATAAACGAAACTATCAGTCTCGTAAGAAGGTCCAATGACCGACATACCACCAGGAGCAGCAGCTTCAATTCCAATACCTTGTGTTGCAATACCAGCACTAATAGAGGTATTAGATGGTGCTAGACATACAGTCTCCACCTTATTAATACCGTTGATACCAGTGATTCTATAACTGTTGTTGAAGCTTCTGAACTCATACTCATTAATACCAGCTACATTCAGAACATCACCTCTGTTGTCGTAGATATTGACGACAGAACCAGTTGCTTTTGTAAATCCTGTGGTCGTGGCGATACCAACAACAGAGAAGGTGTCACCAGGAGTCCATGCAGAACCACCATCCATGATAGCAATGTCGATGATTTCACCAGATGATGTTCCATCAACGGTAACAAGAGCAGTTGCGTTTCTACCAAGTGAACCAGAACCTAGGTTCTCAAGTTGGGCGTTGTAGAAATATTGGATAGTATTAGAACCATCTCCATATCCAGCACCTCCATTGTCAATACCAGCTCTGGTAATTCTATTCAGTCCATGGTCGTGATCGGTAAAGATTGTATATGCCGTACCAACATTGTTACTTCTAATATCAGTGATACCAAGACCAATACCGGAATCGGTGTAGAGTTCTTCTAATGTCTCACCTGTTAAACTATTGATTGGATCGTTAATGACCGTTCTACCAATAGGATCAGGAAGAGCGTAACAATCAGCAGACTGGGTAAAGGAGGAAGGGTTGTCTCTATCTAACTGTGGGAACAGGAACTGAACTGGTTGTGAGAACTCATATCCTTCTATATTGAATGGTGCAATGGCAGGTTTTACATCAGAGTTCAACAAACTCATGTAGTAAATACCATCTTGCTCACCATTCTTGTAGTCATTGATTGTCTCTACATTATATGCATAGTAGTCTTTTGCAAAACTCTTTCTCTGGAATGTAGGAAGTGATACATTTCTCTGTGAGGTGTCATTAGTAAATGAACCGGGATCAGAGTAGATCTGATTAACAGTGAAACATTTAGAACTGGTGATACCAGTAACTTCAAATGTTCCGTTGTAACCAGAAATACCCCCACCACTAATGCTATTAGCTGTTGCACTAACAAAGGTGTGTACCGATTTATCAGGAGAAGAACCAACATTGACTTGGAAGGTGTTGGCATCAACAACAGATACGGGAAGGAACTTGTCGGATGCAGGGTCAGTTGGTCTAGGATATGAGTGTGTAGTGGCGTTACTATCAGAAGCACATGTGAATACAATTGAGTTATTAGCAATCTTAACCTCATCACCATTAGACAAACCATGAGGTGATGTTGTAACAACAGACAGAACACCAGTTACAGGATTGTAAGTAGTTCCGGTGGTAGCAGTATAAGTTGTATTGAGACTACTTGTAACCTTCTTAACGATAACCGTTGAGCCAATAGACAGACCGTGTGGTTGTTCTGTAGAGTAGAATGCAATACCTGCACTATAATTAGCATCAGAGATGAAACTGAAGTTTCTCATCTGAGCATCGTTGCTCATGGTTACAGAACCGGGGTTAAAGTCTAATTGAACCTCTGTATCGTTCTGTCCGGTTACATCAGCAGACTCCTGGAGAACATAGCCATCTAGAGGTGGTCTTGCAGACTCAGTACCAGTTGTGGATGGGATAACAAATCTTACCTTATGGATTCTATCATCAGACTGTCTATTATCAGACTGTCTAGTGATGAATGTTCTAGGAGATGCCGAACCAAGTCCACCACTCGTCAGTTTAGAATATAGATTGTTTTCAGTGGATGCAGCAGATACATTTACAAACCAATTACTTTGTGTGGTATCATACTGAACTGGGTGACCTACATCACCAGGATCCTTATCACTTACTCTACTTTCTACAGTCAGTGTTCCACCGAGGTTGTTAATACTTACATTGTTACCTGCAACTGCATCGTTGAACGACTGTGCAACCTGGATTTGGTTGGATGGAAGTCCATCAACAATGGAGAAGTAGATTGTATTAGTGTCTAAACCATCAGGTAGTCTACCGTCATTAGAGATAACTCTGACCGACTCACCCTGAATAAACTGGTGGTCTTGGGTAAACATAATCTGAGAGTTGGTAATACTATTACCTGTAGAGACATTTCTACCGACCAGTGATTGTTTTCTACCAGTTACCTTATTAGAGGCATTGGCAGTGTCCTCCATGACAACTCTTGCCCTGAAGTTTGTGGGGATATTACTTACAGGGATAATACAGTTCATATTCTCTGTATTCTTCGCACCAAACCTGAAACCTTGGATTGTGGTTGGTGGTGCCTCATCCTGATTGGTGAAGTTGGAGAGATACAGTCTAGAGGTGTCACCTACTGAAGTAGTCTTGGTGATATCAACTGAAGAGAACTCAATAGTCTCAATCTTAGGACTAATTGTTTTAGGAGGAATAATCTGTGTGATATAACCTACATCGTCTTGTGGGAATGATTCCCCCTTAAATCCTTTAGATACCAGGGCAATCTGACCGAAGTTAGAGTTGGAGTTAGTAACAGAGAAGTCACCACCAGACTCAGTTACAAAGTGGTTTGTGTAACCGATAGCAAACACAGACACCAACTGCATCACAGAGTTATTGGATGCTTTGATGTGGAAGTTGGTATAACTTGGTTTATAGATTGCGTTTATATTCGTGTGAAGATTGGGGATTACAACCGAATCATCAAAAGAACCACTATTTGAATTGTACAACACAAAGGCATTATCATCTACCTGGAGACTGACACCGGTAAACTGAGCCACAACCATGGACTTAAAGCCATCTGCTTTAGAGCCATCAGCATGCATACCACAAATACCATAAATCGACCTGATTGAACAGTTAAAGACATATGGTGATGCAGATGTTACAGTGTCTGTTGACAACTCAACATTAGTGCCAACCGGATTAGGTAATGCGTCACCAGGAGCTACAGGGACTTCATACTGGAATCCAGTTACACCGAAGGTTGTGGTATTGGTAACCTTGGTTACTAGATATGTACCATTATAACGGTCATCAGATACATTGTTAATAATGACATTAGTATCAATATTCAGACCAAAGATGGCTTCTGACAGATCTACCTGAATAGTGACTGTTGGTGTTACACCATTACCAGCCTTGATACTACTAATACCGGCTTGACCTGCGTCAGGACCAACAATCCTGAATTCATCAATTCTGGGCTGGATATCAACATTTGGACTTGGATAATCAGGTTCTACTTCTCTACCAGATGCAGGACCATATGCAATACCGACTTTCTCATAGTACATATCCAGATCAGTACGATCTGTTGCATAATCAATGAAGTCATCACTGATATCTACAGGGTTCTTACCATCAGCATACTCAAAACAAGTCAGTTTATGGTGTGAGAAGGTAGGATCGACAATATTGGTGCTATAGTCGAAATATGCAGGTTTGAAGGTATCGGCATCTTTGAAGGTAAAACTGTTCAGGAAACAACCACCGGTCAATCTGAAAATAGCAGATCTTTCGATCAGATCATTGACAGGATTAGGAACATAGATTGGTCTGATGACAACCTTTCTTAAATCTTGTCCAACAATCGAAGTACCACGGGGAACAATAACACCACCGTAGATACTATTCAGTTTGTAGAGAACATTGTTGGTATCGAAGATGTCAAAATTGGAAGTATTATTAAAAGGCACAAAATCGCTAGAATTGATGCCACTTCTCAACAGATAGTTACCCTGAACAAGGGGAATCCAACCAGGTCTGTTATCAATGTGATGAATACCAGGTGCCAGATAGATTGTGGTCTTCTCAAATCTATCATTATCAAAACCCTTCTGATAAGAGAATCTAGCAGCCTCAATCAGTGCTCTTTGCAGTGTAGCAAAGGGTCGTGCAGCCGAGTTACCTTGGTTCTCGATACCGTCAGTCGCATCTAGGTTGTTGGGATCAACATAGAGAATATTTCCCTTTACATTCTTCAGAAAATTATCTAATCTTGATAGAGGCATCTGTCTCGCGCTATATCTATTATTAGATATTTATTACATAAAAAAAGGACCCTCTAGGGTCCTGATCAGCACAGAGTGCATCCTTCACACGGCTTTTACATTATAAACCTATAATAGGTCATTGTCAAGTAGATATTCTACTGTATCAGCCACATCATTCATTGCATCACGAATATTCTCCCTATTTCCACTTTCCTGTAGTGAAAGGTTCTCATCGGAGGTAAGTGTCCACCTCCATTCTTCCATTTCATTGGAGAACCAGAAATTTACTTTCATATGTTTAGTGTAATGACTTGACTCACACCGGAAATACAACCTTAGTTGTACTTCTTTCTCTTCCTTATATTTAACAGGCTCTGGTGTTTTGTAAGGATTTCTGGATT